TTATGGGTTGTCTTTTTTGACGTTCTTTTTATCGTAAAGCTTTTTTGCTAGGGAAAAGATAATAGTTATTGCAAGGAAAATTAAGAGAAAGTTTATCATTAGATTGGGCCATTGGATAGTTATACCCTCGTTTCCCGAGAAAAACATCTCCGTAAATGCACCTTTCTTATCTGTCGTACTAATTACAGTTAGCCATCTAAAAGGTGCTCCATATATGTATTCATAAAAACTCACTTTACTTCCATCAGCTATCGCAAATGTTGGGGGTATGATAAATAACGTGGTGATTAGGAGGATAGAGGTTGCAAATAATCGGTTAGTTAGCCATTGTAGTTTTTTCATGTTAGCTCCTTTTGGGTGAAGGTTGGTTTTCCAATTTGGGATTTTATAAAAACATTGCTAAAACATTTAGGCCCTTTTTAAATATGGGTTGCAAGGGTTCTGAACGAGACAGTAAAATGTATTTTTTATTTTACAATTTCCATTTTTTCAGGAATTCCATTTTTTTCACAAACTTTATATTTTCTTCCGCTAAAATCTGTAGCGTAAAGTATTCCTTCTTTTACATTAATCAAAGTATAAACATCATTATCTCCAACGGGTCTCTCTCCTATTTGCCATTTCCGTTCACCCGTATAAGAAAAAGCATAAATATTATGAAAATCATCAAACGTATATTCTTGGTTGGCTGGTATATCTAATAAAACATATACATGATTTTTATCTTCTCTCAAAGTTTGTATTGGATACTCAAATGTGTATTCTTGGTTTTCAAAAATTAATTTATTATTCATATGAGTTATCTTCGTCATAAGCTTTTTCCTCATCTTTGTGTTTGATTCTTTCTTTAGCAAATCTATCAGCTTAACTACCTCAACATCATATCCTCTAAAAAGGTCTTATATTCTCTTGTGGACAGTTCACTTGATATATTTCTCTCATGAGAAAGTACCTTTAGCCAATTTTCACTCATCTTCATTTAAAAATTATTCAAATTAAGTTATCGCTTTAAATGGTGCGTGCCCTGTTTCAGCATTTCTTAATAATGTCGGCTTTCTAAAGCGCAAACTTATTTCCAACTTAAAAATAGTTATTCCTCCGTAATTTGTTTACTTAATCACATGAGTTTTCATTTATTAACTCTTCAATATCCTTGATTTCACCCGTATTATCATTTAAATCCAGTAATTACGAGACTTTTAGTCCACCTCGCTACCTTTAATAGTAAATCCAATATCCTAATAAACTTCAACAAACAAAAATTTATTAGAGTAAAAGGAGAGTTTATTTCACTATTCTCACTTGGTTGAGTTCACCATTTTCTTGATTAACTTCAAACCTCCGCCCCATGAAATCTGTTACAAATAAATCGTTCTCTTCGATATCCATACCTACCAATGGTGCGCATATATAAACATTATTTCCTTTTGGCGCAACATTTTTTATTTGCCATTGAATTTCACCCAATTTATTAATTGCATATACATTACTTAAAGTGTTTTCATTTAATTCTTGACCAGGAACAACCAATAATCTCACAAATAAACAGTTATCATTCTCTTTTAATTCTACAATTTTATTCTTAAATTCAATGCTTTTTCCAAAAGCAGTTAATTTATTATCAATGTATTCTGCGTTAATTGTCACTTTAATCCGCCCCATTCTGAGATTTTTCCGAGTTCTTTAAATTCACCAATGAATTGACCTTTCAAATCAAATTGTATACCCCCACCTTTATTTTCGAAAAGAGGATTTACTTCTCCCATTCTGATATTGCTGCCTTTTGGCAAAGTAACTTCTCCAACAAATTTGGGTATATTAGGTAATGCAAATTTATCTTTAATTTGAGTCGGTGTTAAACCTTTTATATCCTCTGCTTTCATAAGCCATCCACCATGTAGTTTTGAACTTCCCCCATCATATACCCTGACAAATTTAGTTTCTACCAAAAGTTCTAAATCTTGGACAGGTGTTTTAGGTGTATATGGAGGTTGATCATAGTTTTGTTGATGCCAATATTTATTGACACTTTCAGCAGAGTCATACTTCTTTATTTTCACTTTATTATTTAAATCGCCCAACAGGTCATCTAAATAATCATAACCCTTCAGTTTATTTTTCTTACCAAATGTCACACTCCCTCTAATCGCAGCCGTACTCAACCCAAGCCCCAGCACAACATCCGCTAACCCACTCTTATCTATAAACCCTTTCCCAGCTTCAACATATGCCGAGGTAGATAAAATACCGCCAGTTAGTCCATCATACTTGTTACCATTTAGATAATAAACACCATCTCGCCAAGCTTTATTGATTTTCTTATTCAAGTCTTCATTAGTAATAATCGAATAATCTTCTGGATTAAGATATTTTCCGTTTTTTTCTAAATAGGCTTTAAGTTCGGCATTCTCCACTCCTAAGCCGTCTCGCTCTAATAACCACATCACCTGTTCTTTTCCATTACTATCTAAATATACCACTGCAAGCACTGTGTAGTCTTGTAGTTCTTTTATAATATCTTCTTTTATTCCTCGTGCTTTATTTAAAGCTTGTTGCATGTGGCTCACTGTAGCGTGATTCAGCTTACTTAGATCGTAAGTGCCTGTCTGGCTGTTGAACTGGATATTCGACTGGAGTTCGCGGATGGTCTGCTGAACTGCTTGAACTAAGTCAATCAAATGGTCAAAAAAGCTAGCGTGGCTTTGTTCAAATGACAAATATTTCTCGAGAATGTTTTCCTGTTTATACGCAATAGCTAACTGAGAACGATAATTCTGCATTTGCCCTTCTGTTCCACTGTTCATTCGCTGTGCTAAAGCTTCTTTTTTGCTTTCTATTCGGTCAATCATTTTACCCAGTTCATATAAACCGTCCGCATCGATTTTGGCATCTGGTGAGCTATCAACTTCGGCATGAAAATCTTGGATGTACTGCCCCAATCTTTCTTCACTTTCGTCCATAGCTTCGATTATTGCATCACAGAGAGGGAAATAAGTCATTTGATAATAATTTTTCGATGCATCAACTGCTTTTCCTTTTAAACTATTATCTCCCACATACTTTGTCACGGCCGCTTTGATAGATTGGATAGTTTTCCTTCCTGGTTCATTGGCTGCACGTAGCTGGTATAAAAAAGCTTGTATTTCTCCGATGTCAATTCTACTCACTGAAACAACTCCTTTTGTATATCATGTAGTAAATTATTAGATACTTTGAAATTCCACTTATTTTCTATGTAATCGATAAATAATCAAAAAGAAATCAGCTTATTATTGAAATTATTAACATTTTGCCCGTAAAAACGACAAAACACCAACGACTTTAACAGTCACTGGCGTTTGTTTTTATGGGTTGTGAGGGTTTCGAACCCCCGACCCGCTGATTAAGAGTTGGCTTTGTGTTGAGCAGTTACACGCATTCACGGGAAGAAATCGGCTTTGTTACGCGGTTTATGCCTTTTGAAAAGCTGTTACAAGAAGCTATAAGTATTTATATGTTGTTTTGCTCTGCCCCATTTATGCCCCGCAAGTATTCTTTATAAACATTTTCTATATTAATTGTATCCTTTTGTATTCTTTTGTTTAGTATAGCAATTTCTTTGTCTGTCCGCAAACTAGCAAATAGTTTTTTTACAGCACGATCTTTCCCCTCAACATAGCAAATGTATTTAAAATCATTAAAGCTATATAATCTCACGTCATAACCTCGCAAAAAATAATATCTTCTATATTAATGTCAATTATTCGTTCGTCAAATCTTTCAAGCTGTACAATATGTTTTTCATTATCAATGTGGACCGGCACAACATACTTGTATCGCACATGATGATTGTTCTTTAAAAACAGTACTTCTATTGACCAGTTACGCTTAAGTGCATCTGCTAATACTATTGAATGTTCTAAAACATCATCAAATAAGTTATACATTTACTTCACCTCTTGACAACATTATACGAACAAACGTTCTTAAAATCAAGTGTTAAAAAGTGTTGTATTACATAAAAATCTATGTAATAATATTCACATGAACGATTTTCGTTCATTATTTCATTCAACTATTAGCTGTTTGACATCCCGTTTTTTACATCTGAACATAACAGCAACCTCGAATAAATTTTCGGGGTGTTTTTTTGCATAAAAAAAGCCCTAACACCTAGTCAGGGACTTCAGATAACTCTTTATATTCTTTTGTAAAAGCAGTTGCAAATTCTCTCTTCTTCAACATTTCTAAGAATATAGAATGCACCTCTATTGGCAATCCGGTTTCTCTAATCACTTGCGAGTAGGTAACAATATTACTATTTTTAAAAGTTTGGCACGCTTGATTAAGCGACACAAAATACTCTATAAACGACTCTGGTCTTTCTTGATAGAAAAAACAAATACACATCGTTAAAGCCAATAAGTCATTTTTCCCTTGTCCTTTATTAAATTCTTTTCGGGTTATTTCAAAACTATCACATAAAGATTCCCAATATGCAACATGAGGCTTACATCTATGATTATATATTCTTCCCCCATGGGCAGACCAATTTCTATATTTTATTATCACAGACATCATTTTTGCGAAAAACTCCCTTAGAGGTTCGTCTATAGTTTTAACGCCCAATATGCCTTTAATTATACTATCCTTAACATCGCTTTTGGAGAGTTCATAAAGTGTATAGACTTCTCCGAAAGTTAGACCTTTAACTAATATCCAAGGCGGCATATTTTTATAGTTTTCGCGATAATATTTTAAAGGTTCAATCTCAGAGCAATTTATATATTTGTTTAATCTAGCTAATAAATTTGTTCTTTGACTATTATTATTTTTTTGTTTTTTCCCTTGTTTGTAATTAAGTATATGTAAATAATTTTGAGGTTTATGACCATATTTCTCTCCAATAGCATAAGCAACATGTGTATAAAATGTACATTCTATATCCAAAGTTATTGTAAAAATATTTTTCCTTAGACTTCTATCAAAGTTATATAAATCTAGTAAATCATTAAAATTGGTTCCTTTTTTATATTTGTCAACACCGTTGCTACTGTCTTCGATGAAGGGCTGTTTATAGCCATTTATAATATTATAATAATTATAAGTTAAAATTGCCTCTTTCGCCGAATTAACATCTGTGATTTCCAAACCTCTTTTTTTTAAAGTTTCTATCTGATCCTCTACTTTTTTAAACGGCTTATCTGGTTTATATGTTTTTTGAGTTTTGTTCATCATTTCACCTCAAAATAATTATACAACATAAAGAAAAAAACCTCCACAAAGTGGAGGTTTTTCCTAGCCATTTAGACGGCCCATTTAGTTTATTAACACAATTATAGCATACCCACTTTCGTTGTCAATAGATAAACACAAATCAGTTATTATATCACAATATGGTGTATATAACAACATTACCGAATTCTACATATAGTGTTACATTCAACCCTATAATGCGCAAATATAGCCAAAAATACTCTTCATAAGGTGTATTTATCAATAAAACGTTCTAATTCTGCAAATTTTATACAACTTACTTGGATTATTACATTTTTATTACATTTTTTGTTAGTCACTTTCAAAATAAAAAGCCCAGCTCAAACCGGGACTTTTTATTTTAAGAAGTAGTTCGCTGTGTAGTACCAGCCATCCTTTTCATACCAGAGTTCCAAGTATCCTTTTCCGTTGTTGTACCATGCTAATTTTGTATTGGGTGCATACCATTTAATTTTCCCAGAATTCAATTTTGTGTTATTCCAAACTGGAATTCGTAAGTCTTTCGCGCTTTTAATTCGAACTTTGATGCGTCCTTTTGCATCTTTTTTAGCTACAACATCGCAAAAGCTCTTATACATGTAGTATAATTTGTCGTTGATGTACGTCTTGTACCAATATTGATTATGTTCATATACTAAGAACTCAGTTCCTGATTTATACATGCGCGCTGGATTTGATTTAAAGTCCATTTTTGGCAATAGTGGCGCGCTGTCAACGATTTTCCCATCATGTCTGTTTGGATTGGTGTTTTGTGTCGCAGTAGGGATTTTCTCACCACTTACAGCGTCACATAGTTCAAAATGCGGATAGTCTTTAAAACTTTTCCAATCTCCGCCCCATTCGAATCCTTCCGCTTTCATAGCAGCAACAACCTTTTTCCACCGGGAAGTTGTCGACTCCCAAATAACATCTTTTCCGTCGCTCGTATACAAGCACAAATCAACTGCTACACCGAAATTATGATTAGATTGCCCACCTTTAGCATTAGTAACAATCGCTCCAGGTTTGGTTCTCCCTTGTGCATATAGCGCATTTTGTTCCGCTGTTGAGCGGTAACCTTGCGCAACACAAAGATAAATCCCTTCTTTTGCCATTTTTTTAATTACATTCCGAGTCTTATCAGATGTAGCTTTATTCATACCTGACGTATTCAATTTGCGATTTGCTTTTTCAATTAGCCATGCCTCTGTTAATGCCATTATTAATCATCCTTTCCATATTTTTTAGCTCGATTAGTAAATTGTTCAAATAAACCAGTTCCGCCCGCTCCTGCTAATGCACCTGCCCAAATCATCGTTGCAAGCGATCCAGAACCATCCAAAGATGTTGCCAATGCCCCTAAAATCGCCCCGACAAGAATACTTACTGTTGGAAGCCATTTCGAAGGAATTAGCTCTGTTTTTTTAATTGCTTGCACAAAAACAGGCGTTACAACTACTAAAAATGTCATATAAACTAGTAACTCTTTTCCAAAATCCATTTTCATCATCCTTTATTTTGTAATTTTGTGTTCTAGTAAATCTACCTTATGCGCTAACTTGCCAACCGATTTTGACAGACTGTCAATTGACTGTTGTTGTTGGCCCATCATGTCATTTTGCTTGTCCATTAAACGCTGTTGTTCGTTCATCGTACTAATAAACTTATCTCGTTCTTCTTTCGACTCTTTATCTCGCTTTTCGCGCTCTGTTTCCATTTTGTCCCGCTCTTCTTTCATTTCTACTCTTACTATTTTTGAGTCATCCCAGATTCTTTTAGTAATAATCAACAAAATAATAAACAGTGCGACAAATAGCGCCGCGAAAAACATTTCTTTTGCTAAAGCATAATCAAATACTTTCGTTAAGCCTTCATACATCCCAATCATCCCCTATTTTCAACATAAAAAATAAGCCTATTCGGCTTTTGCTTCTTTCATAGCGATTATTTCATCTGCTTGTGATCTCGTTATCTTTTTTAAAGCAACGAATTTATTAACATCTGCTTCAGTATAGTAGCCGCCTAAAAAATAATCTTTTACTTTTTCATACCAGTTAATCATTTACAAAACACCTGCCTCCGCCAAAGATAATAGTAAGTTTGCATTATCTTGTTGCGTTTGTTCCGTCTTCTGTTCGACTTCTGCTACATATAGCATTAAGTCTGCATAATCTTGTGTTAATTTTTCAAGTTCGGTCAATTCTGGTGGTTCTGGAATGCTTGCTTCTTCACCAAAACTCCATTTTTGCTTTTTCGTATTAAAAACTGGATTAATTGCTGGTACTGGTGGTTCAATTAGTGTGTATCCGTCCGGAATCTTCTCCCCTTTTTCCAAAACAATTAAATCGTCACGTTCAAAAATACCGTTGTCATCATATTTAAAAACTTTTATTAACTCGCTCATGTTGTCACCTCTTTAGTTAAATAAATTATGCCATCAAGTCCGGTGTTCACGTCTACCGAACCAACTCCAACGATATTTATATCAGCGCTCACACTTAGATATATATTCGCTTGATTACTTGCTGCCGTACTCTGCTGTGCAGCGGAATAAAGTTTATTCCAGCTCGCATCAGGAGCCAAAAAAGTTGGTAACGTTGCGCATATGCCAGTTCCACTTCCAGTCCCTTTGCCTACAATTCCGCTAACAATGACTAGAAACCGATTGCCAAACTTAATGTATCGAGCTATTAAAGGCTGACTTGCAACAAATCCGTTCTTCGGAGTCAAAGTAACACTTTGTACAGAGCTAGATAGTTCAAAAAAAGCTTTTGCATCAGCAAGCGCTTTATCTGCTTTAGCCTGTGCGCTAGCCGTTGTTTCTTTGGCATTCCAGTTCGTTTTATCCGCTGACGTAACGTGAACATCCGTGTTATTCAAATGGGCATTTAAGTCTGCTTTTTGCGCGAATTGCTCGGGCTGCATAGCATCAAATTGTGTTTTTAAAGCATCCGCTTTTTTATCTACGCCATCTAATTTAGTGTTTAATCTTTCGAACGATTCATCGAATATCTTTTCGTAATCATCCCAGCGCTCTACGTAAAATTCTGCCACCGGGAAAAAGTCGCTATCTATTAATGCTTTTTTTATCTCGAATTCAAACTTATATACGCGCATCGCTTGAGTGTTTTTGTATTTTATATATAATTCAGCAATAGCAGTGCCAGCATGAGATATTTGGGAGTCTGTAAGTGCGTATTCTGCAATTCCTCGCACTCCATCGATGATTGTTGGTTTCACAAGATACTTGCTCTCTGACTCTGTTCCTTTCGCTAAAATCATAGCAAGCTCTAATTCAGCAGCAGACGATAATCCTAAATCTTGATTATCTTTATCTATATTAAAAATAAGTCTAGCTGTCCCGCCTGTATCTTGCGTATAAAAAACAGCTTTTTGAAGTGGTTTATCTTCTTGCGTTGTGACGTTAAAATCATATACACCATTTTTATGAATAACATTTTCAGTCATGTTCTAACAACTCCCCCGCCGCTCAATTTGGTAGGCGTATCTGCTTCCCAAGTCCCGCTATTGAGATTGAAGATATCAGCTGACTGAGGATACAAACCGATTGCACTTTTAGCACCATGGACGATATTCTGAACCTCCACCCTTGCAGTGTTATAACCGCGCACATCGACGTTTTGCGAAGCGAAGTAACAACCGTTAACATCAGCAGAACAAGCATCAATAAACACAGCAGTGAACGGGTCTATCGCTTTAGTATTGAAGGCCATTCTGCATTTTGTAATCCTTACAAAACCGCATCTTATTGCTTTGATAAAGTAGTTTTTCGTTGTTCCTGCCGTGTTAGTTTCTTCTAAACCAGCAATATATAGATAACCGTTGCTTCCTGTTGCGGAAATACTTCGAACTTGGCATCCGGTGCTGCTGGTAGGGTCTACTGTTTCAAAGTTTGTTGATCTAATATAGATATCTCCGCCCATAATCGGCGGAATGACGACGTCTTCATTATAGCGACCAGGAACAATCCAGATATTCACAGAGTTACTATTTAGTACACGAGGCAAAGTCATTACCGCTTTATTTATTGTTTTAAAAGGTGCATCAATTTCACCAGTTCCTGCTATATCGTCGCCTCTTGAATCATCCACAAATATTTCAATGTTGCTGCTATCTAAGCCATATAAACGCTTTAAAATAGTATCTATATCGTTGTATTTATCCATTAGATCATAAACATTCGTTGAAAGCTTCCCGACACCTGTTATTAAAGCATTTTCCGCGTAATTTATTCTATCGTTTAATGTTGTGAATTCAGTTTCTGGAACCAGAGAAGAAACGCGTGCGTCTACTACTTCATTCGATTCATTCCCGCCGGATTTAATAACTAAGTTAGATATACGTTGATTTACATGCGTCATATCTTGATTAGCTTTTTCAAGGCTTCCAGCTAGTTTTACTAAATTATCGTTATAGTCTTGCTGTAGTTCTGAGTTCATAAGCGGGTCTTGCCATTTTTTTAAATCCATCTATTTTGCTCCTTTCTTAATCGCTTTTGCTAGTTGAACCATGATGGAAACCATCGTCTTTTTATTGTTTGAGAGTGTCAGCTCTGGCGGTTTGTTTGTAAAAATGTATTTCTTATAAGCGACTATTTGAACTTCGTATAAAAGGCCTAGCGGTTCATAAACAAACATCACATAATCGCCTTTTCCGCATTCGTATTTAAGCTTTAAAGAGATATTCCCCGTAGTCGCTGGATAGTCTTGCAGTTCAAGCTTCAAACGTCTTAGCATACTGCTAGAAGTCGTATAGCGCTCGTCTGATAGCGGTTCTTGAATCCGTACACCCCATTTAGTTGATTCTGGACTGGTAAAAGTAACTGGCGGAAAGTAGTTATTTCCGTTGCTGTCGACTTTGCCGTATCCCCGAATTTGCGTTTTTAAGGATAACGTGTCAATATCGAAATCAACTTCGTTTGTGTGCTTGTTGTAGCGAATTTCATTCTCTGTATGCTCTCCGTAATCCTCAGCAGGAATAAATGTCAAACGCTTGTTGTCTGCTAACATAACAAGCTTATAATCTTCTAACACTTCTTGAACTAGTTTTAGTAAGTTACCATTCCCAAAATTTTCTTGTGTAATATTTTCTAAAACCTTGTTTTTGTCAATGAGTTCAAAGCTAAAACCTTGTTTATCAGCTGCGAAAATATGTGTCAAACAATCTTTTGCACTCTTAGAACCAGAAATAGCGTTGTACTGGTAATCATCTTGCATCGTGAAATAAATATGCGTTGCTGTGACTTCTGAATAAACTATTTTCCCAACTGCGCCCCGCTTCAATTGCTTAACAATAAATTCTTGGCCATCGAGATAAACACTACTTTCGTGATTAAGTAAGTCGAAAACATCTTGATTATTTCTTGTTTTCTCTACATAAAAATCTAGTTGCCATTGTTGATTTTCAACCCATGTTTCTACGAAAGAGGTAGGGTCAAAGCCTGTTAAAATCTCTTTGTATTGCTTTTCGTAGTCACTTACAAATATGTCCATTTTCTCACCACCATCATTTATATAAAAACGGAAAATCCCAGGTTGTTTCGATGTTGCTTACATTCTCGATTTCGATTTCATTTTCACCAGATAATAACGAAATAAGACCGAGATTTGTTTTCCGGCCGCAACGCACTCCGTTTTTCAAGATGTTACTGCCGTCCAGTTCGATCGTGTCATAAGCGTAGATTTTCTCATTGAATACGAATTTTTCACCAGTAGATTTGTTGTTTATTGTTAATAGCCCATCACTTCGACAGTTCTTAATAGTAATTCTTAAATCGTGCATACGTGGGTCAATATCGAAGCTTCCAGCATTGTAAATACTAAATCTGTTTGATGTGTGCTTATACTTATAATTTCGCGATACAATACCTTGCCCCGCTTGCCATATCCCCTCACTGAAGGCGAAAGGTGAAAGGCTAGTGCCTAGCGATTCGCTAAATCCTTTAAAGACTTCAAATGTTAGCGTAAACTGCGCATGTCCAGCCGCTTTTCTTTCTACATCAAAAGCGCCCGGATGAACGCAATATTTTTTCCCGGGCGTTTTCGTATGAAAAATGTAGTATTCTTTTCTGATAAAAATATCCTCGAATAATTCATCAAGTCGAACGTGATAGTCGATATTACCGTTTGTTTTGAATCTGCATGTAAATTCAATATCAAAGCTATCGAAATTACTATCACTCGAACGGTTTCCGTCGCTAAACTCATAGCTAGTATAATTATTGATAATTTGAGGACTAGCGCGGCTTACTTCGCTTATTTCAAAGTTATGTTTTTCGTTTAACTTGATAATTTTATTCGCTTGCATTAAATATAAATCTGTTTTTTTGTTCAAAGTAAGCCACCTCCATAAAGTCCTAAATTACCCATCGTACCTATTCTATTGTTTGCATTTTCTGCTAAGTTTTTACCATCGACATTGAAAATGATAGGTCTGTCCCCAGATTGTTGAATTGCCTTGATTAAATCTGCATTGCTAGACTCTTTTGTCTTATTATCAATAATCGTCTTAACGGTGATAGTTCTGTTTAGATCTACGCTTTTTAGACCTAACGCTTTTTCTGCGGAAATCTTCGGCAAAGTTATAGCTGGGACGGTCATATTAGAAGCAGCGTTTACTACCTTATCAACCATTTTGTTAGTTGATTGCACCGCACCTTTAGCACCAGCTAAGACACCATTTCCAAGACCGCCAGTAAAGAACTTACCTAGCTCAACCGCAACACGTGAAGGCGAATGAATTCTAAGCGCCTTTTTCACCGAATTAGTGATTGTGTTAGCGATGCTCTTAGCTGTGTTTTCTAGTTGTTTCTTCTGACTGTTAAGTCCGTTTATAAGTCCTTTCGCCGCGTTAATACCAGCAGAATACATAGCATTAGCTGCTGTATTTCCCATCGATTTTGAAGCGGAATTGATTTGATTCTGCGTGCTATTGATTGCTTTGATAGTCTTAGCATCAGATTTAGCAAGAGCTTGCGCATAAGATGAACCATTTTCTACACCAGCATCTAAAATATCACTTACAATATCTTTACTAACGCCTTTTTTGCGCAGTTTTTCCACATTCGCTTGGAAAGCTTTGATTTCTTTTAAACGTTTTTGCATTTCTTGCTGAATCGACTGCGGATTTTCTGGGTCTACGTTGCTAATAGATCCATAGCTTTGCATTTTTTCCGTGATTGAAGCCGCATACTCTTTACTTTGTTTCGTCAAGTCAGCCATCTTTGTGTTAGCGGCTTTTAATTGAGCGACTACTTTATCACGTTTTTTAGCTGTTGCCGCTAGCTTGTTTGTTTGTTGTCCGATATAGCCTTCTATGCTACTTAATGCTTTCGCTTGTTTGAGTTGTCCAACGCTCTTATTCTTAGAATGTAATCCCGCATCAATTGCTGAGGATATTTTGTCTTTCAGCGTGCTAGACAGCTTCTTGATTTGCGATTCAGTACCTAGCGCACTAGCTACTAGATTATTCGCCGCTTTCGTCACTGCTTTATTTTTGTCTGCGATACCTAATGAATAACCAGTTCCGAAGTCTCCACCTAGTTTTTTTGACTCTTTGGAAGGTGAATGCGAGTCTTGTTTTTTCTGAACTGCTGCTAGCGCTTTATTTGCTAATGCAGATGCAGCACCAGCAACCATCATGCCGCCGCTAGCTATACCTTGCGCGTATCCAGATGCGAAGTCAGAACCAACTCCGCTAGAATCAACAGAGGCCGCGCCGCTTTTAGCAGAGTTACCTATACCAGTCCCTGCTGAAAAAGCATTTCCTTTTCCGTCTAATATCCCGCCATTAAAACCAGATGCGTTATTTGCTCCTGTCATTTTGAATAAATTCGGGTCAAAAGCGCCATTTTTTGCATTGTTTTTGAGTTCGGCGCCAGCGCTTTTATTTGCTTCAGCTGTACTCTTCAAGCCGTCCGCGTTTGCATTTCCGCCTTGTTTTCCGATATTGTTCATCTCGCCCGGAAGAGGAGATGCTCCTAATTTCACTCCATCAAGTAAAAATTTGCCAGCTCCTTGAAAATCCCCTGATTTAATCGCAGCGATAAATTGATCCTTGCCACTTTGCCCGTTTTGGAACATGCCGTTTGGCAAAGTTGAAAGAGTATTCATAACATCATTGTTAATATTTAATGCAGCTGTTGTATAATCTCCGCTTTGAAGTGCTGTAACAAACGCTTGAACGCCTTCCCCACCGCGTTGGCTCATAATAGCGCCTAATCCTGCTAGTGTGTTGTCAATAGAACCGCTCACTTTTACAAAGTCTTGCCAAACTGCGCTTAGTTGTTCGTCGCTAATGTTTCCCATTTCTGACAAACCTTTTGCAAAAGTTTCTGCGTTTAAAGTCCCGCCATTCGCGATAATAGCATTCATTTCACTAGCCCATTTTTGTAAGTTTCCGGCTAATGTTTTGTTCTTCTTCGTTTGTTCGTCGATTTGAATTTGATAGTTTGCTTTTTCAGTTTCAGTTGAAGCGTCCGCTTTTTTCTTTTTCAAATCAGCTAGTTCTTTTTCTCCAGTTTCGACTGCTTTTTTTCTATCTGCATATAAGCTTTTTTGCACTTCGATGCTTGTAGAGCGTTCTTTTTCGTTTAACGTCTTGCCGTTTGCTAATTTCAGCAAATTGCCTTCTACATAAAGCTGGTTTTGTTTTGCTAACTCTGCTTGAATATCCGCCGTTTGTTGTTGTAAAAATTTCTTTTGTTGTGCAGTTAATTCTGTGCCGTCGACCCACTTATTGCCTTTCAACAGTTTTGCATAATCTGCTTGAAGGGTTAAAAGTGTACCGTTGTTTTTATTGATTTCTGATACCAACGCTGTGTTCGCATCCGCTATAGCTTTTTTACGCTTATCTCCTTCTAAAGTTTGCGCTTTTTCCATAGCAGCAGTATAAGCATCTTGTGACTTTTTAGCTGATTCTTGATACTGACTGTATAGTTCTTTAGCAGAATTCAAGAACGACTTAGTTTTCTCACTAAGTTTATTGCCGTACTGATCTACTCCACCGCTTAACATCGTATCTATTGCTTGATTTGACTTCGAAACTGTTGTTTCTGTTTGCTTAGCAGTAGATTCTACTAGTTTTAATGTGTCTTTTATCTTTTTACCTGATGTTTCTGTTTTCTTCGCTGTTTTTTCGGCTTCTCCACCCATTTGTTTGAAGGCTTCAACAGTACCAGTTAATGCATAATTATCTTTATTAAAAGCATCTTTAATAGCTGAGCCAGCATCGACAAAGGCATCTTTGGACTTTTCTAAGCTTTTCTTAGCACCTTTTAAATCACCTTGTAGCGCTTGAAATGCTGCTTTAATAGCATAGTAAAGTCCCTGTAACGCTTTAATAGCTACTAACACTATTCGTGCTAGCACTTGAATAATATCAACGACAGCCGCTAAAGCGAAACCAAGTACAATCCACGCCCCCACGCCGATATATTTCAATATGTCTTTAAACCCGCTTCCGACGGGTTTTAGGGCTGATACTATTTGTTTGAAAACATCTATTATCTTGCCGAATGAGTTTTTCACCGCTTCCCACATGCCAGATAGAAAGCTTTTTATCCCCGCCGTGTTTTCCTTAAAAGCGGTATACATTCCATAGATAACAGCTATCACTGCGCCAACCGCCGCAGCAACAACGCCGAAAGCAGCAGTTGTTGAGCCGAGTGTTCCTGCTAATTTAACGAATGACCCTTTAATTGTATTAACTACAACTGAAAGTAGTGACCCGCTAGACGTCAAACTTTTTATCGCTCCTGCTAGTTTAGCTACTTTTGAAAATACGCTACTAATAATATTAAAAGCCACAAATCCAGCGGCTACTTTTGCCAACAATGGCGCCCATTCGATTAAAACAGGTATAAACTCTTTAATTTTTTGGATTAAATCAGAAAGTTTTTTCTGGAATTCAGGACTTGCTGTTACTGCCGCAAACTGTTTAAATGCGTTTTTAGCAACATCTAGCGCTTGAATAATCGGGCCTTTTAAGTTTTCGGCGATATTAGCAAGGCTCTTAACGGCTGCGGTTTTCATGTTTGCAAATGAACCGCTGATAGTGTTACCTGCTGTTTTTGCTAGACCTGCCATTTTGGCAGTATTCCCAGCCATTCCAGTTGTTCCTTCTTCGATGCCTTTTGTCAACATTGCGATAGCTTTTGTTGATTCTAAAGATCCTTCGGAAACATATTTCTTCATTTCTCCAACACTTTTACCTGTCGAATTGGCTAAAATTTGCCACGCCGGAACACCCGCGTCAACTAGCCTATTGATATCATCTGCGTAAGCAACACCAGATGCTTGCAATGCTGAGATAGCATCTGTCATCTGGTCAATTGATTCTGAACCGTTACCGACCCCGTACGCCGCATCAGCAATAGCTGTGAAAACAGGTTTTACATTCGCTGCTTTCATACCCGCTGCTACCATTTTTTTAGCGCCTAATGCGACAGCATCGAGCGCAATTGGTGTGCCGTCGATAGCGGCGGTTAAATCCGTCATAACTAACTGTGCATCTTTTGCGGAACCAGTTAAAACAGTTAACGATTTAGTCGCAGTATCAATCGTATCAACACGCCCAATAGCGCTGCCTACGACGTTTTTAGTAGCCGCAATAAGTCCTAATGCCGCTGCTAATTTAAGAAGACTAAAACGAGCTTGTTCGGCGGGCTTTTCAACCGAATTTTTTAACGCTTCACGCATTCCAGCGCCTGCACCTTTTGCCGCCGCTTTAGCTGCGTTAAATCCGCTTACTAATCCACTTTTAATTAACGAGCCAGTGCTTTTCGCAATGTTTCCTAGGCCTTTTAATGCAGAAATGCCAGCTTGGCCAGCCGCTTTCGCTCCGGATTTCACAGCGCTAAATCCTGTTTTTAATGCTGATTTCACTGTTGTTCCTGTCGTTTTCGCCGCGCTTGCTACAGCGCTAAAAGCCGTTTTCATTGCGCTACTTACTGCTAACGCTGCTGATTTTGTAGCACTAGGAATAGCTTTCACAGCGCTAATAGTTCCTTTTACGCTCATATAAGCAGCAACTACCACCGCTTTGTAAGCTACTACGAAACTGTTTTTCACTGCTGTAGCCGCTGTTTTAGCAGCTACTGGAATACTTTTAATAACTTTTACAGTAGTTTGAGCAAAAGAAATAGCAGCCGATTTAGCTGCTTGCAAACTACTTACTAATGCGGATTTAATACTGATTCCAGCACTTTTAATTGCGCTAGGGATGGATTTAATGACATTAATTGATACTTTAACAGCTGACACAATACTACTTTGCACTGTCTTAGCAATTGAAAAGAAGCCGTTTTTGATATTAACTGCTGTGTTTTTGATACTTGTTCCAAGTTCCTTTATCACTGTAATAGATGCTTTAGCAGCGTTTACGAACCCAGTTTTTACTGTTGATGCAAGTTTAGATAGTGCGGCTTGTACATTTGAAGGCAACTCACGCATAAAGTTCAAACTAGCTTTTAAAGCATTTGAGCCAGCGCTTCCCATCGATTTAAACGCATTTACAAACGTGTCTTTTAATCGTTTCGATTGACTAGCAATATCTGAAACCGCTTCTCTATATGCTTTATCTAATGCCGCCCCCGCGTTAGTTCCTGCTTTTTCCAAATCTTTTTCAAAAGCATCAAGTTGTTTGTCTGCTTTTTTATCGTCTAAACTAATCTCAATTACTACTGATCCATCACTCATGTTCTCACCTCTAATCTTTTAACTTATATCTGTTTTTCAGTTTAATTAATTCGTTTCGTTCTTTTTCTGTTCCTTTTCCAGAAGGTAATTCCGCTTGCCTAATGCCGATTATCGTTTTAATTGTTGTATCATCACGCAAACTTTCTAACAATGCTCTAAACTTATACCAGTGCATCTTCCCGCGACTATCTAATAAATCAATATTGTAGTCTTGTAAAAAAGAAGCATAGATATAATCCGCATCTTGCGTTAATGAATATGAAGCAATTTCTTCCGCTTCGTCATTGTTGTTTGTAGCGCTTGGCATCTTGTTTCCGTCGATATCATAAAGCAAACCATCGTCATTTTCTTTAACAATATAATTAGTGAAAATATCAATAAGCACCAACGATTTTTCTTCAATGTTCGCGTATTTGTCTTCCTCATTTGAACGTGGCCAAGGCATATCATCAGCAAAAAGCACATCAATTGCGAGGTTAGCTCTGAACACATTAGATAAACTATTATCTTCCGTTAAATCAATCACTCTTAGAACGTTGTCAAAAGCTAAATCGAGCTTATACTCTTTCCCCTCGTATTCGTAAATATCGTTAACTCCAAAAGCGAGCGAAAGCATTTAAATCACTTCGCTTTTTTAGTCATTTTTGCTTTATATTTCTTTTGAATTTCATTTTGTTGTTTTTCTACTGAACCGACAATGATTTCTGCAACTTGATTGTATACTTGGTACATTTTTAAAATATCTTTGCATTGCGCATAACATTTATCGAATGCTTTTTCGTCATCCAATAAAATTGCATATGCTTCAGTTAAAGCCTCTTTTACATCTTCTTCTAATGTAAAGTATTCTTCTGAACTCATTTCGTCTGTATTATCAATGTTGTATTTATTTAGCTTTTCCAGTTTCTTCTTGTACTTCTCATCTGCTTCAATCCATTTGCGGCGCATTTCATCACCTAAACCAACTCTAAACAGTTCCGTGCCAAGCTGAAACTCTTGATATGATTCTTCTAATTGAATATTAATTACATTGTTTTGTGTCATGTATGATTTCCTCCAATTTAAAAGCCCCTACATTGAGTAAGGGCTTTATTTATTAATCTGCTGCTTCCACTGTTACTTGTACTACTTTATTGATAGAAGGGCTTCCTTTAGATGCAACAGTTATGTTTGCTGTTCCTTCTGCTACACCTTCAACCACTCCACTAGCATTTACTTTTGCTTTTGGTGGATTTGAAGAAGTAAAAGTTACTTCTTGACTTGCTCCGACAGGTAATACTGAAGCAGTAATAGTGGATGTTTCACCAACTTTTAACGTAATAGTCGCCTTGTCCACTTCGACGCTGGACGGGCTCTCCTCAGGGTTTTGTAACTTTTGGTGTTTCGTCATAAGCGATACGGCAAGCGAACGCTGGGAACTCCGTAGCATCCCCGCCGCCAGCGGAACCTTTAATTTCCGAAACAGTCGCTTTACCAATTGCTGTTTCAGTATCTGGAATTTCGATTTTAAACATAATTCCGCGATTTTCTGGCGTTCTACGTTTAGCGACAATTAAGTTTTGCGCTTCGTCTTCACGATCGTGTGTCCCTTCGAATGTGTAAGCTTCTGAGTAACCTAGCACAACCGTTTTTTCGTTGCCGTCACCGTCATAATCGCCTTGCTCTTCGGTGTTATCTGACCCATCGTCTGACACGTTTGTAATCCATTTTGACAGCCGTTTCCATACTGGCTCGCCCGCACCATCAACAATTTCAGCTACAAAGTATTTCGTTTTCGCATTTTTAATTCTAGCCATTTTTATTTTTCCTCGCTTTCAATATATAATTTGATTTTGAAACTAGCGCTATAAATGAATGTTCCATCATCGCTCGCCGAAACGAGGTTCGGCACACTAGTTGTTTCTTTGTCTTCTAGCACAAAGCTGTTATTTAAGCTCTGAATACTCTCTATTTCTGTCTTATCAAAATAAGCAGCAATTGCATTCAAAACACCTAAAACTTTCATTTCTTGCTTGCTAGATCCGTTTAGATTAAAAGAAAAAGACCGCTCATAAGAGCCGTCTTGATAACCTTGTTTATCGTTATTTGGAGTCAGTAGCAAAGCGATTGACTCGGGTTTTAATATCGCTGTTCTTAATTTCATATCTTTTAAATCGACGTTGTTTTCGATAGCATCCATAACACTATCTAAAAAATCTAATGACATTATAGTCCCTCCTCAACCGATTTTTGCGCTACTTCTATCCAACTTTCTAACTTATCTACTTTTGCCCGTTGGTCCCATTCCGGGCCAGCTAACGGATGATGTGTGAGTGTGAAATTGAAGTTTATTCCGTTGTAGAGTCTCCGTGCATAAATAGATGTCCACATTATTTCTTTGTCGTTCATAATAACGTATTGATTTGATAAATCACCCTCCAAAAAGGGGACATACAAAGAAATATCGGCAGCGGCTTGATTAATTAAAGCGAATTGTGCGCCTTCCTTGGCTTTTTTTACATTCTTTTTGGCTTTTGAAAGGTCAATATTAACTTTAATCGGCATCAAACCACCTCTATCTCCCAATGGTGCACATTTTCAGAGGTCGCATAACAAGGTATAACTTTGACAATCTTATAAGCTTTTCCAGAGAAAAAAATTCTCGATCTACTTATAAAATCAGCTGGCACGTTCATGCTGTTCACTGCATCAATAAAGATAACCGCGTCATATCTATCACTATCGGATAATCCCGCGATTTGATTTGATTTTGAGAAATCAACACGAACATGTTCAATCTCAATGCCTTTTTCATAAACGACTTGATTATGTCTATCTTCTTCTTTATACGCTTCATAACTAATGTTATGAATTAGCCAATCAAGAGGCAACGGAGGGGCATTTGTTATCGGTTTTACTACTTTCATTAACGAACACCTACCCCGTTGTAAAGAAGACCTGTATGCGCTAAATAGGACCTTACATCGCTACCAATCAATCCGCTATTAAGTGATGTAGCAGTTGATGCAAAATTACTATCACTAATAGAAGTTCTTCCGATTGATACGTTATCCGGCTTAGAAACAGCTAACTCACTTGTTCCGCCCGCCTCTTTGAAATACTCGATTTGATTACAAGTAGCTAACTGTATTTGATGCTGAATAAATTCGCTAAACGATTCAATCCCGCTTTTGCGTATTCGGTAAAATGTCACTGAATCAATTTTTCTTTCAGCATGCTTTAACAGTTTGTCAAATTCATCCTGTTCCAAATGCTCCCCCGCATACTCGTTAGTATAAAATTCTAGTGTCGTGTAAGGCATAATATTCGCCCCCTTTTATCATGCTCCGCTAGCTGGTAATTCTTCAACTAGATGCTGAATACCAACGATGCCGATTTGTTTGTCTTCGTAAACTTTTTCCCAATTTCCAGCTTTTGCTAGGTCCGCATTTGTTGGAGTGATTTCGTTAGCATCACGAACTGCATTTTTAAATTTAACTCCATATGGGTGCATTGTGAAAGCACGTCGAGTAAACACTTGGTCATTACCTTTAGAGGCATCCCGAGCTGTTTCAAATGTTGTTAACTTAGCTGGGTTCCCTGTGTTTCTTCCGATGGAACCTGTTGCAAATAAATATGAAGTGTATACTTTTGCTGCTCCTGTTCCTGTGGAAGGCACTCCGTCGTCTACAACTACACGATATCCTAAATAAGTTGGGATATTGACTTCCCCACGAGCATTTGGAATAAATGCAATTAAGTTTTGTTTTTGCAAGGCTGTATAAACCGCTGAATGCATAACCATTAAGCTTAAACGATCCGAAGAATCTCCAAGAAGCTGTTTTGCATCTAATACTAAATTCCCCGAAATTGCAGATGTTGGTTTTGATAGCAAGTGGGAACTTGCCAATGCACCGTTTTTAGCAAACAGTCCATTTAACACGGAAATTAGTACAGTTTGCTCACGACGCATCCACCAAGAAGCGATTTTCCCCATTAAAGCGTCTAAAGGGTCGTCTCCCGAAATAACCGCCGCAAGTTCGTTGACTGACCATCCGCGCCCACGATACATTACCGCAGCAATGTCAGCGCTAGCAGTAATTTTACCTGTTTCTAGCCCTTTTTCACCGTCACCTAAAGTTTCGTCTTCGCCGTCTAAATCGTTCCAAAACGGCATATTAACAAGTAACCCGCCCGCTGTAATATTTTGCGCAACGCTTGGATCAGCCACTGCAATTCCCGATTGGATAATTGCTGATTTTTCAGATGTGAAGTTATCCATGTACGCATTAAAAACCTCTGGTGTTACTACGTCTAATAATTTTGTGATTTCATTTCCCATTATTCACTCTCTCCTTTTTCCGTTAAAAATTTTGTTAAATTAAATGAATCTGATTTTAAATTTTCCTTCAACGAACCGCTGAAACCAGCCGGAGCTGTTGGATTGCCACTGAATCCAAATTTCGGAACCGCCTCGCTTTCTTGAGCAAACAAATAAGCATCGCTTTCTTGCAATGCTCCTAGCTGTTCGTCAAGGCCTTTCAGTCCTTCATCTGTCAGTTCTAGTTTGTCGTTATCCAGTAAAGCTTTTACAGCCTTCGGATTTCTTGCTTTCGCATTTGCTAAAGCTAAATCAAGTGCTGCACCTTTGCGAGTTTCTACTAATTTAGCTTCCGAATCTTTTTTCAAAGTTTCGTAATTGTCTTGCAGTGTTTCCAATTGAGCTTTTAAAGATTTGCTCGTTCCGGAATCAGTTTTTAAAGCTTCGATATCATCGTCCCGTTGCGCAAGCTGGCTTTTAAGCCCGTCTCTTTCTGCTTCCGCTGATGTTACCTTGTCCTTTTCGTTCTGAATCGACTTACCATGTTCGACCATAATAGAGTCGATAGTTTCCTTTTCCAAGCCTAATTCCTTCAAAAAGTCTCTTTCCATTTCTTATTCCTCCTACGTTGTTTTTACGTGATACGATCACGAGAGCCGACTTTTAACGACTTTCGTTCAGGTCGAATGTTAGGCATATACTTTTTCTCTGCTATACTGTCTTGTTAAATTGTGCGTTTTTACAAATGCTCTTAGCTTGCTTTGCTTCGTTCTAACAGCTTGTTTAGCCTTTTTAACTGTTAGTTCATCGCCTAATTCTTCGGCAGCTGACAGCTTGCGTTTAGCTGCTCTTATGTCGCGTTCCATCAATCGTTGTTGCTGACTCAACATATAAACGCGTTTGTTTTCTTCTTCGTCTATTAACTCGTTCTCGCCTGGTGCAATGTTAATGCCTTCAACGAAAGCAAAACGATGGTGACGGCAATTACAACCGAAAATCCCATCTCCATAACCATATCTAAGCTCTGGCGAGTAAATAGACATGTATTTATTGCCGTATTTCGTTTTTGTTTCTTCAACAGATAACAAACAGATGACTTTGCCTTGAACAATTGAACACGTTGGTCTAGCTCCTACATGTTGCGAAATACGCACTAAATCAACGCCATATTCATTCATTCGCTCATCTTCAACGCTGTTATAAACGCTGTTGACGGTTGTTCTTGTAACGGTTCGGACGTAAGCCTCTGGTGTCCATCTTTTATTAGCCTTATCTACAAGCGCAGGAACGCCATTTTCAGCGAATTTAGTTACTGTTTCCGCTAATGCTTGTCTATGTGTTTTTAAACCAGCTAAGACGCTCTGTGTCGTTTCGTGAATGATATCTGAATAGATTTGTCTTGCTTGCGATAACATCGTTTGATTGACGCGATTATAGTTGCTTTGTGCTAACTTAAAATAACTTCTCATTACTTTATCGACTATCGTTTGCCCATCGCTTACTAGTGGCAACACAGCGCCTGTTTCAGCTAATTTACTGAAATAGTTATCTACTTGTGTTAAATCGCTGTATCCCGCATCTTTAACAATAGAAAAAAGCTTCTTAGCTGAAACGCCGGAAGCTTTGGAAATTCGTTCAATCATTTGCTGATCTAGTGCATGAACTTGATTAAGTTTTTCTATTTGCCAAGCAAGCACATTATCTGCGCTGATATTTTTCTTTGTTTTCAATCGGCGAACAATAAGAGTGAACAATTCATTTTCGAGCGTTGTGTAAACATCAACAACAGGTTGCACAAACAAGTCGAGTTGTCTTGGAGTTAGTGCCATCTATATCACTCCTCTTCGCCGAATATCCCAGTCATATCGTTGTTAGGCATTTCCGCTTGTTTTTCCTTCGCTAACATTTCAGCCCACTCATCAGCCTCAGCTTCAGTAATATTCCAAGCACGTTGTAAAGCAATTTTTAGCGGAATCATACCTTGATTTTTAGCGTTTGTGTAACGATTGATAGTTGTATCTTCGTCTTGCGCTATAGAGTCGTCAAAATCGACTGTAATCGTGTCTAACTCAACTATATCGCCGCTATAAGCTTCGATAAATTTCCCGACCTCAAGAATGCTCACAATCATTTCTTTTATGCCTTGTTCAATTAATTGCGAATGACTGTTTTTAGTTTGATAGGTTTCTGACTTCTCGCTTACAACTTCTGTAGCTGTTTTTAAGCCGTTTTCATCGAAAGTGAATGTGCCAGCAGATAATCCAACTTGCATCGCATAAATGCGTAGCATTGCGTTTATAGACTCGATAAACTCCGTTGAACGAATCTCTACAGATATATCTTTTACTGATTTACCATCTGCATCCTGGTCACCTTGATATAAAAAGAATGCTTCATCAGTTGAATCGAAATAATTCGTGGTTGAGCCGTCTAGGTTAACAGCCGTTTTAACGAAGCTTGAAGGCACCAATACTTTCTTTTTGCCAAGTTTAAACTCTTGATAGTATGAATCGAACATCAAATCAAGCGTTTTTAATGTGTCTAATGCATTAGCATAAATGGAAATGCCGAGCGGGCTCGTTAGATTCTTGTTATTCGCAATGTTAGGTTTGATATAAGTAAATGTCGGACGTGTAAACTTTGACAATGGCGCAACAGGCTCAATATCATCAAACAGTAACGCTAAACTTACTTTTGTACCAAGCTCGTTCGGGTCGTCTGATTGGTATAACTCCGTTGTGACTGTGTATACTTCTACTTTCTCCCCTTTCCATTCGAGCCATTCGAGCAACGTATAATATTTATCGTTTTTATGAAAACTATTAGATATAACACATTCGTCTACATTCTCGCTATCATTTGACAAAGGATACATACAATCGGCTGTCGCGAATGAAACTTTGACGTTCTTTTTTCCGTCGTGATACACTTTTATTACAAAACCGCCCATCGCTTCGCCGTATTCGATGTAACGCTCCATATTTTTAGTAAAACCGTTCGTTTTCAATACATTAAGCACGAATTCCTCAGCGGCTTTATCATCAATATTGATTTTCACTTTCTCATTAAAAAGAAGTTTAGACATGTACTTAGCTGTAACTTTCGGCAAATTCATAGATAATTGACGTCTGTTAACCGGATTGCCATTGTGTTCGTAATTTAGATTATGCCATTCAGCGTAATGGCCTTGATATAGCCGTTTCCACATGTCAATATACTTATAATCTTCATCATTAGCATTTACTTTTTTATGGTCTTTTACATCTTTCAGTGCTTTCAATAGTCCCATTCTCCGCATCACTCCTTTCACGCTTGCGATTATTTGATTAATCAAGGTTTTCACCTCCTAGAATTTGAGACCTAACTTCCTTAGATTGTCTTTTACATAGTACTGAAAAGCATCACACGTATGATCATCTTCTTTGATGACTTCGGGCTTGTCTGTGTTGATTGTTTTAACATCCCATTGATACTTTCTATGTTCCTCGATGAATATTTGATTTTCTGGAATATCAAGATAATAAAAACGACCTTGTGCCAACAAATCACACACAAAGTCAATCATATCCACTTTTTTACCTTTTGCGACGGGGTGTAAGCTAACGCCATAATCTTTATAATATTGATTGCGAAGCCCTCCCTCTGCGCTATCTACTGTTTGCATATCAACATTTGTATTGTAGTTTCCAACTACTTTAGTCATAAAATCCCGCAACTCCTTTGAATACTCGCTAGGCGCTTTTTTAACAACTTGATTAGCAGGACTATAATAGTATGTGTTTAGCAAAATAACATTTCTTTTTGCAGTGAGACCGAAACTTAGATATGTTGTAGCTGACACTTGATGTCCGGTATCAATAGCGAAGTCAATTAAAATAAGCCTGTCATCCGCAGGAATAGCTTTAAGCGGCTGAAACAGGTTCATGTTGTAAACATTATCACCAAGACCAATTACCTCACCTAAATACATCCAGCGGTAGTAGTCAAGGTCATTCTTTTTGTATTTCTCAATCTTCTTAATGATTTGCTTAGATAAAAAGCCTTTTTCATCATCCAAATAAGTAGTGTGATGTATTAAATAATCATCGTCACTACGTTTACTATCTACATATTCATTCACCCATTCATATGGATTGCGAGGCGGATTGAATGACATGTATATCATAACTTCTTGCTCCTCCGGCAAGTCAGCTCGAATAAAGGTGTCTTCTATGGTATCAATATCTGTTCTACCTGAAAACTCCGCTAGTTCTTCAAACCAAACGCTGCTAACATAACCCACCGGAATTTTCATTGATTTTAGTTTAGCGGGATCATCACAACCAGAGAAGTAGAAGCCTGTCCCCCAAGTTTTATGAACGATTTCCATTGGAGATTTACCAAAATTGAATTGGTCAGCAACACCCATTTCATAAAGCGCCCATTTAATCTGCTGATAGACTGATTTATAAAGTGTATTTGCTACTTTACGCAGGCAAACCATGTTAGACATTGGATTAGCCATTTTCTTCTCAACGAGCTTTAAACTGATAACAGACGACTTCATAGAAGAACGGCCGCCTTTAGCTATGATGTGATTATGTTTAGATAGCCACAAGTCATAAAAAGCGGGATTAATCATATCTGTTACATTGATAACCTGGTAATCAATTAGTTGTTTGTGTATCGTCGCGTTCATCGGTGCCACCTGCCTTTTTGTCAAGGTAGGCTTGCATTTCATCAACGTTCGACATGATAATTGTTGTTGTTCCTTGATTGCTTTCTTGCTTTGTATCTGCTCTTAACTTATCGATTTGCGCTTGAATAAGCTCTTCTTGTAATTTGTCTCTGCCACCTGCTACATGGCGCTTAACAATCTCTTTTAGTGCTGATACTCGTTGATTGATGTCAGCACTCTTTGTAACGACTGAAAAGCCATCTCCGTTCGAAACAATTACTTCTTCTTCCATTTCGCCTCGAGCTATTTCGGTGAATAATTGCATGGCTTCCGTATAGCCCATAACTCGCTTTTCTTCGAGTTCACTTAAAACCTTGTCTATATAGCCTTTAATAACTGGTTTTGACAAGTTTTCTGTTGCTATACGATTAGCCGTTTTCGAGCTATAACCAGCAAGGCGAGCGGCTTCTGTAGCATTACCGCATTTTATATATTCATCTGCAAATCTTTTTTGTTTTTCGGTTAGTTTCACTACATATCACCACACTCCCTTATTTTATGTAAATAAAAAAAAGACCATTACGGTCTTTTAATTGTTTAATCAACTAAAATATCATAGTATCTTAAATAATAATCTACAAATTCATCAATAATTTTATAATGCTCTTTACTGTTAGGTCCTTCTTTTCCAGCATCTGTATATTCTTTATAAAATTCCTCGAACTCTTTAACTACATTGGTTAAGTCTTGAGGAGATATTAATTCTTTTTTTTGGATTGCTTCAATTATTATATCTTTATTTGGCTTTTCTGCACCCATTGGAATTAAATTGATTTCATTCATTCTAAAGTTTACAGTTTCTATAATTTTTAGCAGGATATTTGATTTAAATTTTTTAATTTGCTTTGAAACTTCGGGATCGGTAATATTGCGTTCTTGAATTATAATACTGTATTTATCAGCTTCATCTACGCTTTCTATGATTTCATCTGGTTTTATTCCGATTTTATTAGCATTAAGCAGGCTCAAAAGCACATAATCCTTTACAACTCTGTTAATTTCGCCTAAAATATCTTTTGCTTCTTCTACCGCTTTCTTAACTTCCACTCCATCTTTCCCAATTTTAAAAGTTTGAAATTTATTAATACCACAAATAAAACTAAATAACGCAGATGCAACTAACCCTATAGTTACAATTTGCCAATTATAATTGAATAGTATTAAAATTGAAATCGGAGCAAAAATGATTATCAAAAACAAGATTTTAATTCCAAAATCAATAAAAAACACCTTCCATTTTTTCTTAGTTACAGACATCATAATCCACCCTTTTATCTTCACTATACCAAATAAAAACCACCTGCTCAATTATTAACAGGTGGAAAGGATTATAATTTTTAAAACTGGTTAACGCACCAGTCAGCGCCACATGCGTGTTTTACATCCAGTGTGGATAGGATATGAGATTGAACAGAAGCGTCGTCATCTGTTGAGACTAATGGCCAGATACAAAGCCTCTGCCAGGCAACATAGCAATCTCCTGCTATATCATCATAAGATTATAAATGAGAAGTGGAGCGCAGACTCAATATATGATTTATTTTTGTAATCATCTTCACTTCTCACTAATAACATTTTATCACCTTTTTTCACTCGAAAAGTGCCCGAAAAGTGCCATTTTCAATTTAACACTTCAATTCCAAGCGTTGTCGCTAACTCAATAACAGCCTTTCTTTTTTCACGTTTGTACTGTCTCTCTTCATAAGGAATATCAAGCATAATAGTTATATCTTGTAAGTTATGAATGAACTTCTCAAACAGTATCTTTCTATGAATGTGCTCAAGTTGATTCAAAATAGCATCGTATTTTTTAACCGCTTCTTGTGCTGCATGAACGTTATCGACATTATGAATTGCAGCATCTTCTACTTTTGAATGAAATTCATTACTGAAATTCGGTGGCGTTAATTTGTATGTTGTTGTCATCGTTGGCATTTTACGACTTCCTGCCATTACACGCAGCATTAAATAGTCTTTAAAGAACTTTCTTACTGCTCTGACTGTCTGAATGTAGTTAATATCTTCAACTTGTGGTAGATTGAATAGTTGTCCCATAAAGTCGCCCCCATCACTTTATAAATTTTCGATAAACTCCCTTATTTTCTCAACCTTTTCAGCTGTATCAATAAAAGATTCTTCACTAATTGCTTCAAATTCAATATTATAATTAGCGATTTCTACGTCCTTTCCGTCACAAATTGTTTCTCTTGTAAATACATTTAACTTTTCAATTTGCATTTTCATCCTCCTAAAACATATTGCTCCAAGCCCAAAATATCCCTTTAACTGCTAATCCTAGTACAAAAATCAGCACCAGGACCCATAAAGTGTAAATAGTAACAGCTCCAATAAATTTCGCTACTTTATCAATCATTCCATATCTCCTTATTCCGTTGATATTCGTTCATGTCAAAAATCTGATAGTATTCTTTTTTATTTCTTTGCGTATAATTTAAAACTGTTGACTTCGACACTTTGAAATGCTCTGCAATTGCGTAACATGTTAGTCCTGCGTTACGTAAATCAGCGAATTCACGAATTGTAATTTCCGCCCATTTTTTCTTTTTCACGATGCGATCAAACGTTTTTGTCCAATAAGTTTTTTGCTTTTCTTCTGTATTTTCTTTCATCAGATTGTTTAACTCTTTTTGCAACTTTAGTAATTCGCCTAGTTCTACATCGTTATTTGCTATATAACCAATAATTTCCCGCTGTCTCTCTTTATTCTTCGTCATCTCCATTACCGCCATTTATCACACCTCCACGAATTGTCCGCCTTTTAATTTCACACACTTAATTGATTGCATATAACGCATTTCAAATAGTTTTCGTTTGAGTATAAACTCGTTTGTTAACATGCCTTTAACATCGATTAATTCCTCGTGACCATCTTTGTATCGAACGAGAAAATCAGCTTTATATTTAATCGCTCGATATAGCTTCCCGTTTTTCCGAAAGCTTTCTTGGAGCACAAACTCTGGCTGTAAATCGAAACTCACTACTTCCCCGCTCATTTTTAATAGTTTCAATTGCTGATAATAAGCTGCCTCTGCTTTGCTATCGAACTTTATATTGTCAATAACTACTTTCTTCGCATTATATTTACTTCGCGTACTCGTTCGTCTCGTTAATGACGTACGCCGTATACTTCGCCTCAATTTCTTCGTCCCCCATTTTTTCAATTTCGCTAATTTGGTAGTTTGTAACTTCTGCAATCGCATTAGCCATGAATCTGATGCTCGCTAATCTTTTACTCAGATTATTAATATTTTCTAGCGCTGTGTCTGCTGTCATTTTTATTCACCCTTTCCCTCAAAATGGCAAATCATCTTCATTGATATCAATCGCCTTGCCCTCATTTGCAAATGAATCGCTCTTCTGGCTCGTATCCGCTCGATATGAGCTTGTTTGGTTGTTATTTGAATAATTAGCTTGGTTTTGGTAATTATTTGATGTAGCGCCTTCTGCGTTGTTATTTTTAGGCTCTAAGAATTGAACTGATTCAGCAACTACTTCTGTAACAAAAACGCGTTTACCGTCGTTGTCCTCATAATTTCGAGTCTGTATTCGTCCATCAACGCCCGCCATGCTTCCTTTTTTCAAGAAATTAGCTGCGTTTTCGGCTGGTTTACGCCAAACAACACATTGAATAAAGTCGGCTTCTCGTTCTCCATTCTGATTAGTGAAAGCGCGGTTTACAGCTAATGTAAAAGTCGTTACTGCTAATCCAGCTGGAGTGTAACGTAATTCAGGGTCTTTCGTTAATCGTCCTACAAGTACTACACGATTCATCATTATTTGCTTTCCCCCTCAAAATCTTTAATTTCTGGTCGCTCTCCGTGAGTTTCAACCATATTTTTTTTTGCTTTTTCAACTTCTTTTCTAAATTTGTCTAATCCATTTGCTTCGATTTTTTTCTGGATTAAAGGAATCACTTTATCTTTATAAAATTCAATTGCTGTATTGCGAGTGTTTACATCTAGTAAATCTATGAGATCGATTGGATAATTTAACAATGAAGCTCCACTAGATATTTCATTAACGTGCAAGAATACTTGGGTTAATGTCCTTTCCGGATAAATTGCAAAGTCTATTCCAGCTATTGTCACTTGCGTTCCCATCTTCGCAACCCATCCACTTTTCGTTGCAATCTGGAACACTTTATCTTTTTCAGATATTTTTATTGTGTTAGTCATTGTTCTCCTCCTATACAATCCCTAAGACGACAAATCCGTCTTTTTGCTCATAATCTGTCATGTAAACTACTTCAACAGCGATCTGAAAGCCTGAAAATTCATTGTTCCATTCGCGTAAAATCAAAATATCTCCTACCTGGAAATCGCGGTCATTTTTTCGAATTTCGAACGTTTTACGCCCTTCCATCACAGCTGCGAAATATTCGGGTGTTATTTTTAATTCGTGTGTTTTAGTCATCTATTCCAAACTCCTTCCGCAAACTGGGCAGTACTTGATATTAAAATAAGCTGAGTACTCCTCTTTATTTCTAACTATGTTAGTAACGAGTTCTTTATCACTTGTCAGCCAAATTTTATCTTGTGGATCCATTTCATCAACAACGCTTTCTCGTTTTTTCAAATCATCGTTGCAAAATTTACACATTATTCCGCCACCTCTTTCACCATGTAAGTTCCGTCATCATCTAATCTCAAACGATACTCTTTCAATGTTTCAGCTTCATCGTGTAACTGATCACTCAAATCTGTTTCTTTGTCATATTTATCGTATAAGAATGCTTCTACGTCTAACTTTATTAACGCAACATAGTAATCTTCATCAAGTTCTCCGTCATAGAAAACTTGCTTAGCATTTTCCAACCATTTTTTAGCTGTTAGGAAGTCCGTTGTCCACTCTGTTACTTCGTTATATGTTACTACTCCATATAAAATCATTCCGACACCTCTTCACTACTAACTGAAAACACATGTGGGTCGTCATATAAAGCGTTAATTGCAGACCGTAATTCGTTATCATCTTTTACCGTTCTTTCATATGAATCAACAATAACTTCCCCCATGAAACGTTGCTTGTATGTTATTTTATATACTTTATAATCTGTTTTTTTATCGTTCATTCCGACACCTCTTCTTCAAGAATCGCTTTAATTCTTTCCGCTTTGTTTAGATCAACTGTAAAAAACAAATGCGGGTGAACATCGCCGATTGCCTCCCAATTAGTATATTTCTCATCATTCGCCAGAAACCAATCTGCCGTTGCTGCTAAACATTCATTTGTGATAATTCTACGGTTATCACTCATAACACCGTTTTTTAATATACGTGTTAAATATATATCTCCTGAAATCGCCGCGTTTGCTAACTTTAAATTTTCGTATGCCATTATTCATGCCTCCTATTCATATTCCGAGTTAGTTCTTTCCAGTTGGCAATTACTTTCATCGATGATTATTTTCGCTTTACTTGTATAAATTTTAAACAAGGTTTCTGTTAGACCATGCAAACCATTCATAACTTCTTTAGCACCAAAATTATTAACCATATCTTCGTCTTGATCGTTAATTCTAACTGAATACAGTTCACCGCTTTCGCTGATATGAAGCGTATACTTGCATCCGTATTCATTCATATCTTCTTCCGCATCCATATGAATGAAATAAGAACTGTATGTTTTGTCTACGTGAAGGGACATTTCATGACATTCTTCGTATTCAAGATTTTCTAACCCTTCGATTTCTTCGGCTAGTTCATCAATTAATTCAGATAACTTATACTCGCGTTTCGGATTAGTTAGCAAAGATTCAATCTGTCTATTGATTTGTGCCACTCCCTTATTTTTAAGCTCGTCATCCAGTTTGTCTTTTATCGATTGAAAAACCATATGATTGTAAGACGCTAAATCTAAATCTTTAAAATTAATTTGCAGAGCTTCTTTTGCTGTGTTCTTAAGCTCTTTTGAAAAGTCGCTCCATGATCCAAATAAATCATTGACAACACTGTCCACTGTTGAAGCGACATGTTTGTCGATTAACTTCTGTACTTCCCCGTCTTTCTCCATTTTCGCTAAACTATCATTTACCATTTTGTTAAAATCCATTATTTCTCCTCCAATAGTTCCGGATTTTCGTGAATGTTGCCTATCACTGTCATAGCTGCTGAATCAACGCTAGCATCGAAGTAGAATCTGGTATCGAAATCTTCGGGATCTTCTCTTGTAATTTTAATTCCGTCGATTTCATCTGGTATCGTTTCGCCACTAAGTGCAGGCGGCTTAATCAAATCAAGATAATACGCGCATATATCCGTGTCATATTTAACCACTCCAACATATTCCACTTCTTGGTAGTAGCCCATTGGAAAGTGTTCTAAAACCACTTGCACAATGTCATTTTTAGCAATGGCTTTGTCGTCTTCGTCTTTCCTACCGATATACTGCATCAGCACGACATCATCAAAGCTGTACCAGTCGACGCACAGCGTGCAATTTGCGTCTCCGCAACCACTTACACCTACAGACTCTGTTTCGTTAAAGCACAAATCCGTTACTGGAAGCACTTTCTTATCTTTTTTTACAAACGCTCTATATTCAATGTCTCTCATTTCTCCACCTCGCTAACAGTTTCAGCATCAACCTCATAACATTCTTTGATTATCGGAATAGCGCTATAACCATCATTCTCAACGGTTATAATATATGCACAATCACAGTCATCCATGACAAAGTATCCGTGTACCAATTCCCCGTTATCTAGGCGCTTTCCTTTGAATTTAATGTCACTCATGCTTGTTCCTCCAGATCCCTAACAAAAAAACAAATTACCGAATGCTTAAAATCAACTAATGCCACTTGTGGGATATTAACAACATCATAAATTTCTTTAACTGTGCCAATTTCGCCTTTATGAATTAGTTTTGTTTTATACGTTGTTTTTACAGTGCTACCTACTTTTACTGTCATGCTTCACCCTCCGCTCCCTCAACAGGAACAGCAAACTGCCAATAAATATCACCTTCAGGCATGCCTTTAATTTCTGCTTCTGTTAATTTGGTTGTCCATTTCTTATTTTTATTGATAATTAATCCAGTAAAAGTTGTTTCATCAGATTGTTTATTTAACAAAACATACATATTAATCACTTCTAATTCGGCTGCGTCATCGTTCCATGTTGAAAGCGGCAATCGCACATAATAAAGCGGTTCTTCCTCGACTTCGTAGCCGTCAAGCCAAGCGCGGGCGAGTAGTTCTTGATTATCAGCTGATGAAATTAACCATTCGTACATTTCAGCAGACATATCAGAATCTTCATAGTCTAACAAACAAGCTAAATCGTATTCGCTTTGTTTACAGTGTTTTATCCAGTCATCGGCAAATTGCGGCACTTTTAAAACTGGAGCAGGCGCAACTAAGTCCCTTTCATCAAGCCAAGTCATGCCCATATCTCCACTATATTTAATTTGATAGGATATAGCATTTTTAGTTTCTTCTATTTCAGTTACAACACCTTGTTTCAATTTACCTGACCAAATAAACTCTACTTTATCGCCTTCTCTAAATCTCATGCTTGTTCCTCCTTCAAATTCAATTGCTAAGGTCTTGCTTTATGTTTAAATGCACTAATTGAATATATGCTTCTAATTCCAATACTTTCTTCAAATAAAGCGTGGCTATAAGCTATTGTCCTTGCTTGAAGTTTGTTTTTTGCAGTAACTTCAAGCGTAAATGATTTATAAACGCCATCGTCGCGGTACGTTATAGTAGCTATATACGTTTTAGATTTCATTCTTCCTTCTCCAAATCCAATAAATTCTTAAATATCGCTTCTAAAACCGGCACCGCAATAGAATTCCCCGCGAGTTTCACTATCTGCCTGTCAGATATACCCGACTCTCGCATTGCAAAGTAGTCAATATCGCTGTAGCCCATCAAACGCAAGTACTCTTTCGCGGTGATATGTCGAACCACATTGTCGTAATAAATAACTTGTGTTGCTCCTGTGGTTATTGTTTGAACAACTTGCTTACCTACACGCCCTCGCCTAGTTTTGCTCGTCGGTCTTTCTACATTCACAGAGTCGAATTGTTCTACTTCTTGAAATCCTATTTTTGTATTTGTGTGAATGAATAGTTGCTTACCTTCTCTGAAAAAAAGTTGTTTTTCGTTTTCGGATAAGGCATAAGCTGTCGGGTCAACATCAAAATCAATATAATCTTTTAAGCTCTTAACTGGCTTAACTTTTTCTGGGAATTGAAATTCTTTATTATTTCCGAGTACGCTCACTACAAATACTCTTTCTCGGTTTTGTGGTATGCCGTAATCGCGAGCATTTAGTATCTTGAAATGATTAGTATATCCAAACAGTTCCATCGATTCTAAATAATGATCAAAGTGCATTCTGTGTCTATCAGATAAGAGATTAGGAACGTTTTCCCACACTACTTTTTTAGGTCTGGGGGTTAATTCGCTTTTAATTATCTCTAGTGTTCGCTCGTATAAAATCGAGCGTCCGGTATTAATGTTGTTAAGACCATTTTTTGACCAGTCTTGGCAAGGCGACCCATGAATAAGTAAATCTACACTCATGTTCCACTTTGTCACATCTTGCGGCACATAATCATTTGAAAAGATGTTGTTGTAAGCTTGAACAGCGAAGGGCAATATTTCTACATAGTCGAGGCTTTTAATATCCACCCCTAAATTTTCAAGTGCTTTTCGTGGAGCGCCAATTCCCCCAAAAAGTTCAAGAATTTGAACCATCCATTTAGCCTCCGTTCTCACGCATAATTCTTAACCTCTTCTAGCTTTTCAATCAGTTGTTCGTGTGTTAATTCAAGCAAAATATCTTTTATAGAGTTTTTTCCGTCATGAGACTTTACAAGTACGAGTGATACAAAATTAGAGTCAAGATTTTCTATCACTCTCGCTTGATAGCCATTTTCAAAACTATAAGCAGTTAGTTCTAAGCCGTTATCACTTAATCTTGTTCTTTCTGTGATGTATTCTTTATACTCATTTGCGATTGTTTTCACGTCTGCACCTCATTCCTAGCCGCTAACTGCGCTTTAATTTCAGCGACTCTCTTTTCTAAGTCTTCGCTTGATTCTGTTGTTGAAGCTTCTTGTTTTGTTTGTTTCTGCTCTTTGTCGAACCAGTCCGGCAATACTTCTTCTTTAACTGGTTTGTTATATTTGTTGTAAGTGGGCTTGTTATATTTTTGCTCTAGCTCTATCTGTCGTTGTTTTTCCGCTGCATCAACATCAGCTATTGTTTTAAATCCTCTGTTTTCCCAGTTTTTAAGAATTTTATTAACGTAAGCGTAATTACGTTTGTTAGCTCCTTGCTCTGATGTAACTTCTAAAGCCTTCATGACAATTTCTCGATTACCTGCAAAATCATCTACCCAAGCAAGTAGTTTTTCGAGTTCGATTGGAAGCATCATTCCGAATCCGTTTTGTTCCCAAAAATCTTTGAAATTTAAATCGCTGTTGTTGTTTTTATTACATTCTTTAGTTCTTACATTCTTGTTAGTTGTTAGCTGTTTGTTAGCTGTTTGTGAGTCGTTTGTTAGCTGTTTGTTAGCAAGTGTGTTAGATTTATTTTCCGAGTCTTGATAAACGCCCCAGTTCACTATGTTTATAAGGGTGTTTACCTTTGTTGATTCCTTTGTTAGAAATCCGTAATTTTCAAATCTTTTTAGAGCTGTCCTGACATTTTGCGAAGAGATACCTTTGCCGCATTCCTCCGTAATTGACTTAATACTTGTGACGAATTCACCTGGTTTTGCTTTGAAAGGTTTCCCCATCCACTCCCACTCGTTTTCCTTGTGATTTGCCATCATTAACAAAGTCACAAGGATGGTTTTTTGCTCGGGTGTAGAGCTTCTCCATATAGGCTTTTCTTTCAAATCTCTATGCAATTTAACCCACCCATGTGACATGCTTCTTTTCTCCTTTCAAATTAGATCATTGACCCTTGAACTACCGAGCCAGCTTCTAACGTGTCAGACGGCGTTATAGGCGCCTCTATAATGTCCGGTATTGATTCATCGTCTGTAACGTCTTTTCGTTCTCTAGGCTCTGCTTCGTCCTCTGTAACCGCTGTTTGCATGTCGATGGATAAGATGCCCCATTTACTTAACATGTTTCTAAGAACAGTCTTTTTAGCCATTGCATCGTAATCTTTTTTCCATCCAAAGTCTGATTTACTAAATTTCTTTTTATGTGCTTCAATTTCTTTGCGAGTCCAATAGACCGTTTTTTCAAAGCCATTTATCAACTGAAAATAACCACAGTAACCAACGACTTTTTCACTTGTATTGTTGTCTAAATCTAGTTCGATTTCTTCAGTAAGTCGATTCCATTTTAGTAACTCGCCTTCTCGCACTTCGATAACATTAATACTTTTATATTGTCCTGTGCGTAGTGCTAACTGGATGTATCCTTTATAACCAAGCTGAAACTGTGCTCTGCCTTTGTAAGGAACAATCCACGCATAACCTAAATTTTTGTCAATCGGTAAATCTAGTGTTGCCGCTACCATGGCAGAAGTAACAACCGTCATTGGGTCTGTTTTTTGTAAATAGTCGTCGCCATTGTAAAGGTTTAAAAGGGAAGTTAAAAATTGAGGTGCTTTTTTATCTAGTACACTTTCGAATTTCTTGCGCATTGTAGGTGCTTCTAGCAATCCTTTTAAACCTAATGATTGTGCGCTTGCTACTTGTCCCCCATTTTGTTTGTTTGCTAATTGATTTTTTAATTCATCGTTAGTTGCCATAATTATTTATTCTCCTTCACCACAAATTTTCTATAACTAGTTTCTTTCTGGAATTTTTTGTAAATATCTGGATGTTCTTCTTTTAAACGTTTATCATCTACTCTTGAAGTCGTAACAGGATTCCAAGTAATCTTAAAATCATCTGTGATGCCCGTTTCAGCTTCTTTTAAATCATTCTTGATATTATTATCAATTTCTTTCTTTCGTGTCTCTAAAAGCTTTATATCGCGTTCTAAATTTGCTCTTTCAGCCAAAAATTCGTTATATTTTTTTGATAAAATAACTTGTTTAGCTTCTGACTTAGCAAAACGATCTTTTAAATATTTTTCTGCGGCACTTGAACCGTCTAGCGCCGGCGCTACATGTCCTTTTACGTTCGTTTCCCAAAAATCTAACTCAAAAGCAATTATTTGATTGATTAACTCGTCATCGCGTTCAATTTCTTTCCAAATAAATTTATTTCCTCCAATTAGAACAGCTACATAGGCTTTGCTTTTACCTGTGACCGCTAAATAGTGTTGTATTTGCACTAGATAAGTCGCTGGTACTTCGTCAGCTTCCCATTCCTTTGCTAAGTATGCTGATGCTGTTTTACATTCCAAAATAGCGTCTTCACCAACCACAAACCTATCAACGTTTGCCAACATAAAATCATGCTCTGGATGTTGATACATCATGTTGCTACGTCTTACTTTCTTGCCAGTTCGCTTTTCGAATTCTTTTGCGACAACTTCTTCCATTTGATTGCCCCAGTATGCGGCTTCTCCCGCTGATTCATCTGGCAAAACTTGGTCTGTTTTATCTAGCCACAGCTCAAATGCTGTTTTGTACTGATTTAACCCCATGATGATTCCCGCATCGCTTCCGCCAATGCCTAAACGTCGAGTTAGCAACCATTGTGTTCTATCCATGTCTTTCACGCTTGCTAAAATGTTCATTGTCTTTTCTTTTGCAATAGCCATATATGTTACCTCCATTGATTTTTTAATGGACCTGAGGTATAATTTTGTTAAGGTAATATCTCAAATCTCGGACCTGCGCTGCTACGCGGGTCTTTTTTAATGCCTAAAACCATCGTCCCAAAGATCATCAACAACCATCGGATTTTCAACCATGTTTTTTATCACTTCCTCTCAGCCAGTAGCCTGCAATTAGCGACATAAACGACACGAAAATCATTACCATAAATACATCCATTATCTTGTGACCTCCTCGTATCCCTTTAGTTTCAGCTCTTCGATATAGTCCGCCATGCTGTCGCAACCTGTTTCATTTAAAGGGATTTTCTGCTGAAATGCCGGATTAGCAATCATTTTTGTTCTGCTATTTGTATGAATTTCACTATCACCGAAGTTTGTCGTCTTTCTGAAAACTCTTTCTGTCATTGCTGTAACCCTCCTTTATTTTTCTCCGCCTTGAGCTACCCATGCTTCAAGTTCTCTTTTGCTAAAAATCCATGTCTTGCCATTTATTTTTTTGCCGGGTAATCCCGCATTTCTAGCCCAAGACTGAATAGTCCTCTTTTTCATTCCTAACATCTCCGCCGCTTCTTCAGCTGTTAAAATATCCTTTTCCATCGTTTCCATTGTTTCTCACTCCTTCACCAAACCATTTTTTTGATAGAATTTATCTCGACTTTCTAAAATTTGTTGTAAATTAATGTTGAATGCCTTCGCTATACTTGTGTTAAGCGTTAATGCTGTTGCGATTACATCTGTTATTTCTGAAATTGCTTGTTTTGCGGCTTCTCGTTGTAGCATGTCACCTTTTCTTAAATTGAATGTCATCGTTTCTAATCCGCTTTTTAACGCGTTTACTGCCTCTGTTACTTCTAGTTCAAAGCGACAAGTTAAAGATGCGTGATGGTTGTCCAGCCCGTTCAGTAGAGGCGGAATCATTCCATTGCTAAATTCATGTGCGAATAAGTAAGTACTCTGTGGCTCGTTGTAGCTATCAATTAACTGTTCTGCTTGTTCAAGTGAAACTGTTCTCTTTCCTTTTATCTGGTTACTTATTAGTGCTGGCGTTACATAACTATCAATCGCTAGTTCTTTTTGCGTGCGAGTTTCTGCTAAAACTTGCATCGCAGCTGTTGCTGATGTTGATTTTTGAAACATAATATCTCAATCCTTTTTTTGTTATTTTTTCAGCGACTAATTAACAACTTATCGTTATATACTATTGTTAGTCGCTCCCCGGTGACTGTAAGTTGTCTGTAAGCGTCGTGTGGTAGCGGCGCTTAAATTACTTTTAAAGTTTCCAATTCATTTGATCTAATACCGAATTGAATGGCCATTTCTTTTACAACAGTTAAATAAATTTCAATTAAGCGCTGTTCTTCAGCAATACAATCTAATTTATTTAATTTCTTTATAGCAGTTGGACTCATTCCTTTTGCCACCATTTTGGTTTGTCGATTCTCTAATCGCCTATTTAAATCACAATGCGCACGACTCTCAAAACGTTCATAGCTCATTTGAATAATGCTTCTAAAAGGTTCCGCACCTCCGAAGTTTGCCGCAATCTTCCTCAAAATAACCTTTACTTTTTCTCTCCACTCATTGGCATTAACGCTGAAAATCAACTTCATGTTGTTAACTTCTTCTTTTACTTCTTTAGCTTCTTTTTCAGCGTTTGCCACTGCTAAAAACATCTGATTAAACATTTGTAGCTCTGGGCTTAGTTGCGATGTATCAAGTTGAGCTTTGATGCGATTTTCCATTTTATTAAATTCATCGATATATTGAAGCTTAAATTCAATTGCTTTTTTACCAGTGAACCCCATCGCTAACAAAGTAAATCCATCGCGATTCATGTAAATCATTCGATAAGTTTGTTTATTTTGCGGATGTACATAAGAATTTTCTTGGAATAGGTCTGCCCAATTTTGGACACCCTCTTTTAAATTGTCCAAATCCCTTAACACATGCCTATGTTCCTTTTTAAAAGTTTCAGCTACATTTAATGAAGTTGTAACTGGTTGATTATTTTGTAGTACAACTAAATTAGTCATTTTATTGTCTCCTAACTTTTTTTATTAATGGCTCTACTTTTAAACCATCTATTTCTATCAATTCCGGTAAGCACTCAATGATGAGTAGCGGTGGATTGCCAGCGGTCATATCTAATTGAATGGACCTTACGCCTTTTTTTAAATTCCAATCTCCGAGTTTAATATCGTATTTCTCAGATGTGTTACTTGTTGCATCTTTACGCTTGTTAATTGATAAAACTAATTTGTCGCTTT